CCGCTACCATTGTGACCAATGGTTGCACTTGAGTGATTGTTATACTTGCTGCGGTAATTGATACCGTTGTGTTAATTAGGGCGTGGCTGCTATCCTGTGTCATGTCTTAAAGTTCCTCTTCATCTTGTTTAATAAATTCGATACCATTTGTCCAATCTTCAAGGAAAATGAAGTTTTCAAGCCCTTGAGGATTAACGATGTTAATCTTCTCAAAAGCGAACTCCTCATCATTTAGGGCTTTAATGTCGCTTGCAAGCTTTTTAATGCCTTCCTTTGTGAATTGGTAATCACCCTTTTCAGTCACATTTAAAATCCCTTTGTCATTAGCGCTTGCATTATCAAGTCGTAATTCATCCTTTTTGGATTGATACGCTTCATAACTAGGCTTAACCTTTTCAAAGATTTTAAATAGCTTTTTTTGTACTTTTGTTTCCTGGTTACCTAGTATGTTATCCATTTGGGCAACTAGGCTTAATAAATTTGAATACTTCATAAAATTATAATTTGGTACAAATATATTAATTATTTTAACACGCTTGAGGTGAATTATTTACTTTTGATGTTGCTAGATCAAACCTTGCTTTTACAATACCTATGCCATCATATTGTGCAATTCTAACAAATAAGCCATTATAAGCAGTCATATTATATATTGTGCTTCCTGTTGCATTAGCATATAAAACAGTACCAAAAATAATTGTACCATTATTTACATAAGCACTACAAAGTAAAGGCAATGCGCAAGCAAGTGCATTTGTTGTACCATCGCAAGATATATCAACCAATTGTCTTGTAGGTGTTGATAGTTCCGATTTAACAGGCAATTGATTTGCAACATAGGTCACTCCGATTATAGCATCGGTGTAAGTTTGCACATCTGCCATTGTTACCTGTTCATTGCTTGTTGGTATTGTTACCGCTTCGGTAAAAACCCCTGTCGTACACGCATCTTTTAGGTTGGTAAAAGATATAGTTTGATTACTTGCTATTGATGCCCAACTCATATTAATTCATTTTACCTTTTAGTTCTTTAATCTCTTGTTCCAAAGCGTACACTTTTGCAACTAACACCTCACGATAAGATAGGCTTAACATATCATCACTACCTTTTGAAACCGCACTATCTAATATCCCAACCAAATCTTGAGCATAATAACCTAATTCAACCTTTCCATTTTTAGTGTAAAGTTTAGGAGTTATTGATGCAATGCCTTTTGTTTGGTAGTTATCTTGGATAAGTTTTTTGAATCTACTATCGGAAGATTCAAAGAATGATGCAGCGGTTAATACTCCGGAGTTTGTTAAACTCATTCTGTCCAAAAATCCACCGCTTGTTAAAAATGACCAATATAATGTACTTACACCAGAACCGTTATTTACAAACTTTGTATCTAACATAGCATTACCACTACTTCCACCACTACTAGGATTTACTCTAAATGATATCCCCGAAAATGCATTTGTTGATGTGTTTTCATTTACTATTGATATAAATCTGCCACCATCGCCACAATCGGAATTTGCAGTCCAAATAGATTGCGAAGTGCCTGTAAAAGCTATTGTTGTTCCACTTGTAGAACGAGCAGCCCCACCTCCTTGAATAAATTGTCCGCTAAAAGTCCCCGCAGTTGCAATAACCGATGAACTAAATGTGGCAGCTCCTGCAAACAAATTATTAGTTCCTGTTGCACCTATATAAACATCACCACCAATAGGACAAAGTATTAGACTTTTCCAAGCAGTACCATTATGAACAGTACCAATAAATCCCCTATCAAGTGTTGTGTTCCAACCTATATTTACACCCTTGCCACTTATTCCTATTGCTGCACTTATTGTATATCCCGATCCAAAATCTCCACTTGCCGTATAACTGCCCGAAGTAACTTGACCACTAAAAGCCGAAGTTGTTCCATTTATAGCACCCGTAAAAGTAGCGGCACCGCTTTGAAATAATGTATATATTGATACCCAAGCACTACCATTATATGCCCAAGTTGATAAACCATTTGAAGCATTAAGTTGAGTAAGCATTTGTCTACTTTCATTAGCATTTGTCCATCTAAACCATGGCCCATCTCCAATAGTATCCGCACCATTTCTAGTAACCCCTATTTCAATTCCGGTTGTACGACCTGTTAATATTCCCCCCGCTAATGGTAAGTAAGTTGAAGATGCTGAACTTGTAGTTAAGTAAGTTGAGTTATCATAACTTATTGTTGTGCCGCTAATCTTTACAAAGCCTGTACCATTTAAAGCAGCTTGTTTGCCATTAAAGGTTGTCCAATCCGCACTTGATAAAGCACCTCTATTTGATGCACTTGCAGTTGGTACATTTAAAGTAATTACAGGGGTTGTTGTATTCGTTGCAACTGTACTTGATAAATCCGTTCCGGTTGTTCCTAATGTTAAAGCGGCAACGCTTGTAACTGTTCCTGTTGTAATTGCTTGAGTTGATAATATTCCTGTTGAATCAGCAATGACCATTCTGCTTCCTGTACCCGCAAGATTTAATATTTTAATTACTCCTAATCCCGATATTCTTAATTTTTCGCTATAAGTACCTACATCCGATCTTGTATTAAAAACTAATGCACCACCATATGAACTTTCAGTTTTTGCACCAATTGATGCTCTAGGATCTTGATAAGAACTATCATCTCTACTTAATGAAAAACCTATTGATGCATCATTACCAACTGCATATGCAGCAGTATTAACAATTTGAATAGTACCATGATTAACATCGGTTTGATTAGAAGAGTTTTCAAATCTTACTAATCCATTACTACCTACGCCACCTACAACTTTAAATTTATCATTAAAAATACTTGTAGTTGTAGTGCCTATCATAGCGGTAGTACCGTTATCATAAATTATTCCATATCCTACACTATTTGTACCTGTCCATTTAGTTACATAATTTGTACTACCCGTTCCCGTTACAGGATTAGTTAAAGCGTTTTGCTTATTGTTAAATATTGTCCAATCAGTACTTGAAAGCAAACCATTTTGAGATGTGGTTGCAGTTGAAATAGCTATTGTAATTGTTCCACTTGTAGTTACAGGAGTTGAACCAATGGTTACCCCACTTGTTGCAGAAGATAAGCCAACACTCGTAACTGAACCTGTGCCATAAGCAGTTGAATCAACTGAACCATCAGCCTTTAAGAATTGACTTGATGTTCCACTTGTTTTTACAAATGATGTTGCAGTAACCGATGAACTAAAAGTTGCAGCATCTACAACTCCTAATGTACCATTAACATGTAATTTATAAGTAGGATTTATTCCAATTCCTACTGCTCCTCCAATGGGAGCTATATTAATACTTTTCCAAGCAGTACCATTTTGTACCGCACCTATAAATGCAACATCATCAACATTATTCCAACCAAAATTTAATCCTTTTCCCGGTGATGAACCTGGCATGCCAACACCTAATCCGATAGTATAATTTGCCCCAAAATCGCCGGACAACGCATACCCTTGAAATTGACCTACCCCACTCATTAAAATACTTGTCCCATTTAATGGACCGGTCAAAGTTCCTCCCGCTAATGGTAAGTAAGTTGAAGCCGCAGCACTTGTTGTTAAGTAAGTTGAGTTATCATAACTTATTGTTGTGCCGCTAATTTTTACAAAGCCCGTGCCACTTAAAGCCGCTTGCTTAAGATTAAATGTGTTCCAATCCGTACTACTTAAAGCACCGGTTGTGCTTGTTGATGCAAGCCCCAGGCTCAAAGCTTGAGTACTTAAACTCAACCCATTTGCCGTGCCAATGGTTACCGCCGCGTGTCTTGCCGCCGTATTGGCAGCCACATCCGTATTTGCGCTTACTCTTACTTCGGTATAATATAATCTTGAACCTTCGGTGATGTCGGATGTTGTCAAACTCACCGCACCGGTATATCCATTTACTGAACTTACGGCATCGGTGTTATCAACTTTGTTCCAAGTCGTGCCATTAAAGATGGCCCAATCACCCACTTTCCAATCGGTAATCCCATCAAGGTTTGTTGATCCCGCAACACTTACGATGTAATAATATCCTTTTGTACCCGTTCCACTTGTAAGTGTTGGGCTATTTGTTGAAGCGTTCCAAACGCTTTGATATATTGCCCCACCTAATACTCCGTTAATTTGGTTTTGAACTTTACCAAATGCAACCAATATTGAGTCGGTTGCGGTTATTGATCCGCCGGTAATGTTCACACCGGTTAAAATTTTACCCGTTACGGCCGATGTGCTTAATGTCACCGCCGCCGATCCTGGACCGCTCGCAGTTGCCTCACCACTTAATGCGGTGATGTAATTGCCCGAAGCTTGCTTATTATTGAATGTGTTCCAATCGGTGCTTGATAAATAACCATCACCACTCACACCCGCTTGGCTTATTGTAAATCCTCCCGTTGTATTGTTATAAGACAATGGAGCCGTTGCACTCAATCCTGTTAACGCAATGTATGCGTTTGGATTAGATGCTAAATAATAACTTGAGTTATCATAGCTTATTGTCGTTCCGCTAATCTTAACAAAGCCGGTGCCACTCAATGCCGCTTGCTTACCATTAAAAGTGGTCCAATCCGTACTTGATAAATATCCATTTACCGATGTAGTTGCTTGCGCAATGCTAAATGCTCCGGTTGTATTGTTATAAGATAATGGAGACACTCCGCTTAAGCTAGTTAATGAAATTGGTGTATATCCCAATACTGTTGCGATGCTTTTATTTTTCCATAAGGTTGTCGCAGTCTCATAAAATAAACCTTCGTTATTTGCAACACTTGAGATAAGTACATTATGTAACTCTTGTAATTCAAAGCCATTTTGTATCTTAACATAAATCTCGCCGTTGTTTATATTTGATCTTGTAACTACTCCGATATACACTAAATGCGCCGGTGCAACGGGCTTATTTGCTAATCCATATATTAAATTACCACTCACCCCAAGCCACACCGGATCGCCCGCAGTTGCCGTTGATGTATTCAATCCTCCTAATAATCCTTCCGTAATGATTGCCCCGATGCCATTAATTGCCAAATTCTGCATAGCCAAACCAAGTGTTTTGCTTGATAGTGGCTCGGTTGTATTTGATGCCAAAGAAACCAATTGATTTGTACCATTGGCCCCACTTATGTAAACGGCTTGCCCTTTATTTATTGCAACCTCGGCTTTAACTGTATCTCTTATTTGCTCGGTCCAATCCGCGTAGTTATCACTCCATATAGTGTCATAATTGGTTGCACTATTTTTAGTAAGTATTTGTCCTGTTGTTCCTCCCGTTGGCATCAATTGAGTGCTTAATGGGATTGTGTACCCTGTATCTAATCCAAATGCTAATGTACCCGCGCTTACGATGGGCGAGCCACTTATTGTAAGTCCGGTTGGAACCGATGCCGCAACACTTGTAACCGTTCCGCTTGCTGCAAGATCACTCCATGATGCCGTGATTGTTCCCGCATCTTGTTGCGTTAATGTTAGTGTTTTGGTAGTTGTACCACTTACACTTGCACTAACTATCGAATCGTTATAAGCCGTGTTAAATTTAACCCAATCCGTGCTACTTAAAGCGCCGGTTGTTGATGCCGATGCTAATGCCAGGCTTAACACTTGAGATGCCAAGCTTAACCCATTAGCAGTGCCTATTGTCACCGCTGAATGTCTTGCAGCCGTATTTGCTGCCACATCCACATTATTTGAAACTCTTGTCTCGGTATAATATAATCTTGTTCCTTCCGCAATGTCGGTTGTTGTTAATACAACCGTTCCAACATATCCGTTAACACTTGTTACCAAATTGGTATCAATGTCGGTCCATGATGCGGTGATGGTGCCTCCATCTTGTTGGTTTAAAGTTAATGTCTTTGTAGTTGTACCGCTTACGCTTGCACTTACGATTGAGTCATTATAGGCCGCATCCCAGGTTGTTTGCTTTGCAGTTGTTGGTAAAGAATAACCGGAAGCAAAATTAACTGCTAGCGTTCCGGCAACTGTAATTGGATTGCCACTTACTTGAAGGCCAACCGGTACGGTCATGTTAACACTTGTTACCGTTCCCGTTCCCGTTACGGCCTTGTTAATCCATTTAGTGCCATCATATGTAAGGACATCGCCGTTGGTACTGCTTACTAATGTTACATCACCAAGTTCGCCAAGGTCATAATCACCATCAACCGCAATTATATTCCCGGTCCTTCCGAATACTGAATATACGGTTGTTGGCAATGGATAACCTCCATTAACTGTTGATACTTCAACAATATTCTCGGTTACATTTACAATAACATCGCCACTCTCTACATTGATACTAATTTTTTCATCATTAACTACTATGTTTATTTGCTCTTCGCTTGGTGTTATTATTGTACTCATTTTATTATACTCTTGTTATGTCCTCCTGTACTAAAAAAGTTCCCCAAATATATGTTTTGACAAGGCCACTTGGAAAGGTGACATTCATGTCATAAACATAACTTCCGGCGGCAATATCCACTATCTTATTTAATGTAATCTCGTTTTTACCTACACCACCAATTGTGATGCTTGTACCGGTTACAAGGCTCAACACCACATCGGTTGATGCGGGCTTGGTCCTAACTTGTATTAAGATAGTTGATCCGCTTAAATCAACCGCCACATCATTTGCCGTGATGGCGAATGTTTGCGCCCATGAATCATTGCGCCATAATTGAACATTGTATTGTGCGGGCCTTAAATCACCCGTTGAACTATTGCAACTCATATTTATAATTTTTTAATTTAATGGCATATCGCAAGCATCAAACTCCGATACTGTTGTCATGTTAAAGGTTATCTCAATACCACTCAAATAATCTTCAAACTTATCCAAAATAAAGTTGTAACTTATATTAGGATCAAGGATGTAATTATTTGCTCCGTTTCTCATTTTGCTAATTATGTCCGCTCCGATTTGTAATTGATCGGATGCAACATCCGGTTCAAACTCGGCCTCCATGCCCGCCTTATCTAAAAACCAAAGCGTTACATTATAGACTTGTTCACGCCCAACATTCAATGATCCACTATTAATTGCAAAGCAAGCAATGGGATAAATTGGTTGGTCATTTACAAACAACCACTCTCTTGGTGTCGCATTTTTTACGCTCTTTATTTGCGCATGCGATTCTAGGAGAGTCCTTATTGTACTTATTACCTGGTTGTAAGTCATTGAATTTTTGTTTTACTTTGTCTAAAAACTCCCTTTTATAACTGCGTATTTTCATGAGGTAAATCTAGGTTACTAACTCTTCGTGTTGCTCCTCTTCTGCCTAAAAATATAGGCGAAGTATATGCTTTAATTTGTGGCGCTATGATATCAAATCCGCTACCATAGTTTAAGTACTCATCAAACAACTCGGAGTTTTCACGAAGATAATCAATTAATCTTGTCTTGTAAAACTCACCATTGCTCATGTAAGACCTTTGTAATAATTCCAATTGGCCCTTACTTGGTGAGTTGCTTTCCTCCGCAGTTTTTTGCATCAATCCTTTGCTAAAAAATTGGAACGATGTTGCCATAACCATCTCGGCAAGTGTGAACCATAAAAGGCAATCCGTTACATAATCATTAAGCAAAGATTTTTCATCCGTGCTTAAATCGTTATTCTCAACCCCATCTTGTAACCTACGAAATAAAGATGTACCAAGTGCCGGAAGTAAAAACTTATCTTGAGCCAACTTGATAACCGGTAAAATTTGCTTACCATCGATGCCCGTGCTTATTGCCGTGCGACTTTTGATAAGCTCCTCATTAATAAAAAGTATATTTAAACTCATAAAATTATTTTTTTCTAGTTACAATTTTTACTTGCCAACGATGTCTGCAATAAGGGCGGTGAACTCCATTAGGTTGCGTGAACCAACCGCCTCTCCTATCAAATACTGAATAGCCTAAACGCTCGGAGATGTTCTCAATATCGGAACGGCTCCAAAGCTTTGTCTCCGCTAGTTGTAATAAGCGCGCACAAAATGGTCGGTTTTTGTCATCCCTTGGACCGGCATATGTGTAACGCAAAAGCACCTCGGTTGTGGTTGCTTTATCACCTCCCGCAATTTTGCGAAGTGGCTTTGTAAGCACACTCTCTTGAGGTTTATACTTTGGGTTTAAGATGCTTAAATCTTTCCCGATTATTTTTAAATATCCTTCCGTTTTTAAAGCTTCAATTGTTACATTTATTTCCGCAACACTTTTATTTAAGATGGTGCCAAGATTCTCCGGAGTGATAAGCTTATTTTTGCTTATCAAATCCAAGACATTTGCTTTTAAAGTGTCAATCTCGGCATCCGCAAATTGCTCAAAGTTTTTAGCTTCGTGAGTCTCAATTACTTCAAAATCATTACAATTATCACCGCATGCGCTAAATTCACTTAATAACAAATCATCTTGCATATCAGCAAAAGCCTCTTCGGTTTTAGGATCATCATCAACACCCAGGAAGGTATTGACATCATCATCACTAAAACCAAATCCACTCTTTAACATCAATGCCGCTTGTTGCTTGTTAATCTTACCGCTTCCGAATTGGCGAACAATACGCATAACATTTTGATATTGCCTTCCGCTTAAATTCTTAATGCTATCATTTGCAGCCGCTATTGGCTCACTACCCGTTGGAGGTACATTACCGCCTTGAGGTGCCACGCTATCCGGTGCAAGGCCTAACTTCTCACGGATTTCATTGCGTGTCATATTAGCGCTCATAATGGCTTCGCTAAACTCAAAGCTTAATGGCTCAACCGGAACAATCTCAAACTCACCAACGATGCCGGCTAATTTCATTAACTTATTGAAAGTTACTTCGTGTTGTTGTTGGCGCTCGTTAACATATGTGTTTTGGAATATTTGATAAGCATCACGAATCTCGCTACGGCCACCCAATTGTCCTTCGGTTTTGATACCAAATAACATCGGGCTTGTAACTTGATGACAAGAGAAAATCTCTTGTTGGATTAGATTGTTAACATTAGTGAAATCCTCTTTTGTTAAATTGGTTTGTCCTAAATCAACAATATCGACTGCATTTTCCTTTGATGGGTTAAATGCAATTACCACTCGGTCACCTTCCGGATTAGCGAACTTATTCTTTAAATCTCTCTCAACTTCCTCTTGCTCCTCCTCACCTGGTAAGCCATTATTGAAATTAATCAATTTGGTGGCCACAAAGTTTTTCTTTGCATTACCTAATATGTGTCGGCTTACTTGGATATCACTCTCGATGTAGTTAAGACCTTGGAAATATGAAGGAAGAGGATAAATATCACTCTTTGGATTGTACTGCTTTACAAATAAAATTTGCGCGCCATTTGGCTCATTCGGATTGAATGCTTTGTACTCTCTTGCAGTCTCTCTAAATTCACTCTTGCTCCAATCATCTTTAACATAAAAGCATTTCAAATCTTTTGAAACCCTTACTTTTTGAAACTCAATGTGATATACTCCGGCGATTTGCTTTAACGCATTGTAAACAATTTGCAAATAAAAGCCACCATGAAGCTCATCATCTAAAATTGAGCGCTTTAAAATTTGATTCCAAGTCTCACCCTCAACATTGGCAACTTTCGGAACATCCGCAAAACCTTTGCCATAAATATAATTAACCTTACCTTTTACAATTGCACCATGCTTTGGGCTTTCGCCAAATAACTCAATCAAGTAATTTGAATAGTTATTTTTTGCACCAAACTCAACATAGTTTTTGCCCCTCTTCTCTTCAAATTTGGGTTGTTGCGCTTGGTCAAATTCGACCTTTACTAAATGATATTTATTGCTCACAATTATATGTTTTAAATTCGTTACATTGATCCGTGTATTCAGTTGGCGCACATTCGGCGACATCATGCAAATACATAAAGCCCTCCTCAACAATTGCACCGCTCAATAATGGATCAAGATTTGTTGAGCTTGCTTGTTGCCTTATAATATATCGCCAGGTGCCGGCTTCGTAATTCTTAAAAACCTTATCCAAGATAAGCATTTTTTGATATCTATTATAATCAACAATGTTTGTACCAACAAATTTAACTATTTTATCCGTAGCACTTGTAAAAATAAATAAATATTTAGGGCTTGCGATGGTTGTTAACTCATCGGCCGTAAATATTATGTAATTATTTTGCCCTTTATATATGTGCAACATCTTGTTAAATTTAAAAAGCCCTACCTACTCACAGGTAGGTAGGGCATAAATAAAATACTGCTTTAAATAAAATTATCCCGCAGTCTCAAGCGCCGCTCCTACTGTTGCGCTAACTTGTAAAAAATCATCAACCTCTATTCCACTTAATGTGATATTGTAACCATTACGATCACCCGCAGCCGTACCACTTCCGCTTTCAGTTGTTGCAAGATATAAACCTTTACCCTTACCGTACATACGATAATTGCCATCCATATCCAATGTAACAACCATTAACTTATTTTTAGCAAGTGTACGAACTATGTTCGCAGTTGTTGAGTCTCTCTTATTTAATGGGAATACTACTTGATGAGTATAAAATACTGATCCATTCTCTTCCGATGCAGTTGCATTAGATGATGTGTTTGCGGTTGCTCTTGGAACCTCAAACTTGTAAAATCTTTTGCCCGCTACTTTTGTGATCCCGGTAACTAGACCGCTTACTTCGGTTACACCCGAAATGTTGCCGAACTCTGCTAAATATACTGCGGACAAACCGCCGATATTCTCGCGACAATCAATCGTGTAACCGCTTGTTATTGCACATGCCATGATAAAAAAGTTTAAAAAAAAGGCGGCTATTTCACCGCCTTTTCTTGATTATAATTTAATTAGATAGTTGCTTTGAACTTTACACACATTGTTGTGTAAGCCACGCCAATACCCAATTTGAAAGCTACTCTATAACGAACTTCGTTGTTATCTTCGGAATACCAAATTTTGTAGTTTTCTTGTTCTGCTTCTAAATCAAACGCCATTGCGATATTTGATAAAGTTGTAGCGTAGATGTCGCCTGTTCCGTTCAAACCATTAACCGCAACTAATTCAACATTAGTACCTGGGATAATGAAAGTTTGAGAAGCATCACCATCAACTTTGTAGTTGTAAAGGTTTAATGCTTGGTAAGCCAATACCGCTAAACGGTAAGTGTCATTACCAACGAATACTTTTAAATCATCTGCATCGATAATCTCAACAGGGATTGCTTTATAAACTCCGTTCAATACTGAAACGATGTTTGTTGCACTTAAAGCAGAGATTGGACCGCCACTTACATAACCACTTACATTCGCATTAACAGGAGAACCCGCATCAATGATTTTGATTAAGCCATCGAAACGCTTTAAGTTTTCAACCGCTGAATCAGTATCACCTTGCCACAAACCAACTTCTAATTGCTTTGCAATCATCTTGTTTTTTTGCTCGGTGAACTTTGTTTGAAATTCAGCCCATCCGAAATCTTCGTAAGTTGATCCCGCTTTCAAAGCCTCTTGAGAAAAGTAAGCTTCAAAATCTTTTGGACAAATTGTCTCTTCAAGCTTTACCTTACCAACTGTTACAGTTGCTTGGCTTAAAGTTGTAGTGCCAGAAGCATTCCAACCACAAGCATCAACTTGAAAGTTTGCATTTGTAGCTAATTTAGGAACCGCTACGCTTGATTTTGTTTTAGGTAATAAGATACCACCGCTCTTGATTAAAGATTGCGTTTTTGCTGCGAATACAGCCTCGGTTAATAAAGGTGCAATCTCTTGTTTAGTATATGCACTTATGCCGCTGAATGATAATGCCATTTTTTTATAATTTTAATTTTTAAGAACAAATTGATTTTGAGAAATTTTCAAACTCCGCTCTTGCATCTTTTTTAACTTCGCTGAATGCGTTGCTATTTTTTACACTTGAGTCAGCTTGAGATTGAGGAGCTTCAACTAACATTTTACTAATTTGCATTAATCCTTCGATTACCTTATTAGCTTGAGTTAATTTAACTTCATATGCTGCGAACTTATCTTCATAAGCTGCGAACTTTTCATTTGTTGCACTCTCGAATGCAGCAAACTTTGCGCTCATGTCCTCTTGGCCGATTGGCTCTTCGGGGATTGCGGGTGCAACCTCTTCATCCATAGCCGGCTTAATTTCCATGATCACACCATTGTCACCTAGGACAATTGTTGTACCATCTTCAAGCATATGCTCTCCAACAGGAGCGGCAACACCTTCAATGGTTACTATTCCACCAACCATCAACTCGGTAACTTCAACGATAGTGCCATCTTTTAATTTAGCCTCCATCATTTTACTTTCCGTTGCTTTTGGCTCACCACTTACAGGTGGCATTTGATCTCCAACTAATTCTGCAAAGAACATTGAGACCTTGTTTAAAATACTTTGTGCGTTTTCCATACTCTTATATATATTATTTTAATGAATTAGGTACTTTTAATAAATCTGCTAGCTCGGAGAGTTTTTGCTCGGCATAGCTTTTCTTACGATCAATTGGTAAAACATAGTCAAAGAAACCCTCAACCGAGAATCCTTTTACCTTATCTTCCTTAATCAACTGCCATGCGGTAGGATTCTCAACATAGAACGAACCAAACCATGAGCCATCCTTTGCATCCTCAAATCCCGCCATAGGTAAAATGCCTCTTGACTTATCCACGATAAAGCTTTCAAACATTACCAATCCATCAAGCCTCATATTTGAGTCATGCATTAGATTGACATTTTGTTGGTAGCCTTTTTTAGCAAATTTGATGGCAATCTCTTTTATTGTCTCCGCTGAAAATTTCACATAGTGTTCGCCAAACTTTGAATTGTTACGATATATTAATGCATCTGCCAACATCAATGGTCCACTAATAATGTGCTTATCTTCGTTTTGAATAGCGAAAGCAATGCGTTTTGGATTCATTATCTCTTCCGCAAATGCCACAAAATCCTTTTGAATTGCCGGCTTATCAACAAGTGCAATAAACGACACTTCCGCATCATCTTGCAAATCCTCTTGTATTTTAAGCTCGTATATAGGTAAAGTCATATAAATAAATATAAAAAACTATAACATTGTACTTTTAGTTAATTCGGGCCGCTCGGTTTAATCTTTGGATTCTCTCTTGGTTACCGGTCACATCCGATTCAACAACAAATGCACGCGCCGCAACATTGCCAATTTGGTTAACCTGGGCTTGATTTAATGTTGTTGTTGATACTTGAGGCATCAATGGTGCGGACATAGATGGCATTGATGGCATACTACCGCCGCCGCCGCCCGGAACTTGCACCGCCGTTATTGTCCTAACTGTTTTCAATCCCGTTGCAATAATAGCCGCAACACTTGCAATCTTTTGGATGGTACCAAATGGCTCCGGCAATACCGATTTTGCTCTTATTACTTCCGATGCACCGACATATGTATTGATTAAAGCCGATGCCACTCCTAATGCTTTACCCGCCATTGTTTGCTCACCAACTATTGCACCCAATGCAGATGTTGCATTTGCAACGGCCATGGCCGAGCCAACTCTTGTTGCAGTCTCTTCCTCAACAAGTTTTTTTGTTTTTTCTGCATTCTCTTCATCGACTTTCATTAAGTCTCTTGCAAGTTGCACCTCAAATTCATTGCTAGCTTTCATGCTAGCGGCATTCCTTTCCTCCTCTTTTAACCTTTCCTCTTCCTTTTTTTTCCTTTCCTCTTCCTTTTTTGCAGCCGCTTCCTCTTCTCTTGCATTTGCATCTTGTTGCCTTTTAATCTCAAAATCTTGATATGCTTTTGCATCCGCTTCGGCCTTCTCAAGTCTTGCCTTCTCTTCGGCCGCTGCTTTATCACGAGCCGCTTTTCTTTTATCAAGCTCCTCCTGTTCAATCTTTGTTACCTCTTTTGTTCCGCTTATAAATCTTGCATTTGCTGAATCATATCTTTTGCCAAATTCAGTAACTGATTTTTTGGCATCATCCCAGGCTCCGCTAAAATCTCCGCTTATAAACTTTTTAACCGCTGATCCAACCATCCCAAGTCCTTGTAAAAAAGATGTCATTGCCGAATAAGCGGTGCCAATTGCTTTTGTTACATAAGGCATCGCACTTGTTGCAAGCTCAACAAATGAATCAATCAATGGCTCAACCGCTGCTAATATACCGCCAAAAATCTTTTGAAATCCAATCAATAAAGGTTGCAATTTTTTCATTGATCCTTCGGTTTGGCTAAATGCCGCAACAAGCCCACCAATAAGCGATACAATTAAGCCAATGCCGGTTGCCTTCAAAGCACCGCCAAATGATTGAGTTGCAACCTTTGCTTTATTCAATGCGGCTCCAAGCATCCCCAACGGGCCACCCGCACTCTCTAATGAATCAATCCAATCGCTTGAGGCATTCTTTGATGATTTAATCTTGTCCTCAAGATCATCGATTTGATTGTAAAGCTTTGTAAACTCTTCCGATCCCGCCGCCGTGTCTTTTAATTGCTTTTTTAATGCTTTTAAATCCGATATCGAATTGGCCGTTTTTATCTCAATCTCGGCCGCCACCACTTTTTTTGCCATCTTAATATATTTTGTTGATTACCCTTAAAAGTTCAACTTTTGTTAAGTCGTTTGTCTCCGGTGAATAATCTATGATTTTACTAATTCTATACACCCCGCCATCTATAAATATAAATTTAGCGAAGTCAAGGTTATACATGTCGATGGATGTTAAATTAAACATGCCACTCAATAGCCTACTATCTTTGTTTGTTATCTCGGCTAAATAAGGTGAGTAATATGTATTAAACAAGTTATTTGATAAATTACCACTTGCCAACTCAAAGTATAATTGTTGAGGTGCGCCAAAGCCTATATCAGTATTTGGAGCATCCGGAGTGTCTAAATGCCCACCATATAAATATGATGTCTTGCTTGCAAGCACCGTTCCCAAATTCATTATATCCCAGGATGTTAAACCGGTAAGCTTTTTTATTTGCATGATTCTTATGATGTGATCCATGCTATCCTCTTTTGTGTTCTCGTTTGATTTTTTATAAATAGCCGGATAAACTTTATCAGTTCCCGTAGCGCCATAAAGCACCGAGCTTGCAAAGATTACTTCAACCGATTGACTATCTTTTGCAAATTCCAAACCATTATCAAAAATCCTATCACCATATCCCTCATTATATTTTTTACGATAATCCTCATTATAAAAATCACTGTCTTGTCTATATTTTAAATTGTAATATCTAGCATTGATTTCACTCATTGGCTTAATCTTAATCGGTTGGCTCCTATCTAATTTGTTACTCCAATCGATTACATCACCACTCCAAAAGTCAACATAAGGCTCAATATTTAATCGATACGGAATAAACTTATCTTCCGTTACCAATAAATTAAACATCTTTAATATGCTTGTAAAAAAGTCCTTTTGAAATATTCCCTTTGGGATTGTGTCGTTTATTGTTATAGTCTCATTATAAGTAACCGGAACAATCTCCGGAGTTGTTGTATTGAAATTAAAGCCGGATGATGTTAAGCTATTAAACTCATATGGTTGACTACCTAATGACCATGTTATATGTACTTGGAAATAATCATTTACATTAATTGTGTAATTTGATAAGTTAAAGTTTACATTGAAAAAATTGCCACTAAAACCGGCGCCCATATTATATGATGCAATTGATGTGCCGTTTTTCTTTAAGTACATTGTTGCGTTTTGACCAATGGCCCACTCCGCATTAACATTAAAATCAATGTTTACAATCTTTGTCGTTCCTGTATATGTAAACTTCGTGTTTGATTCCGTTAAAGTAAAGTTACCAAGTGTTATTGTTCCAAATTGCAAATACAATTCAACCGCCGTTCCGCTATATGTTTGATCTAATGGGTAAGCTTTTAACTGCGCACTATTTGAACTTGATAAAGCTTTTTGATTATGTGGTATCACTAATTGTTTAAAAAAGGCAGTATCAAAGAATGTACTTGAGTAAGTATATCCGGCATTAGTGATAATCTTATCTAAATATTCACGCACAAATAATGCCGGCCTTAATGCGCTAAATTGGAAATCTTTTTTAAGTGTTCCATATTGTCCTGTACTCACATTGCCATAATCAATCAATGGGTAACAATACCCGCTCGCTCCTAATGTGTCCCAACTATTTGAGATATTAGTAACATTATATGTGTGATTATAAGCGCTAAAATTAAGGTCCTCAAGTCTCAAGTTGCCTAGCTTATTAACAAAGCCACCAAGCTCACCAAAGATTGAGCATTCATACTCTATTGCATCGCCATCCTTAACTATCTCAAGTAATCTTAAAACACCCTTCATTATCTGCAATCCGTTTACTTCGATTCTCGCTTCCGCATTTCGAGCGGCATTGAAATTATAAAGCACATTATCTCCGAGATCATTGCTAAAATTAGAATTATTAAAATCGAAGATATTACCAAACAACTCATTATTATTCGCGGTGCCAGGTAAAACAATTGTTTTTGTAAACGAAGTGCTTTTGGAATCCAAGTTTTGAAGGTCATCGATTGCATAAGTTATTTGATTTGATAAGCCTTGAGATAAATCAAGCTCATATCCTTCTATAAAAATTTTAGTCATATTATCTTAATTGTGAATATCTTGTTTGATCCAAATTAATGTCAACCTCAAATACTCTTAATCTATTGTTTACATATTTGCTATACTCATAATTACTATTCTTTAAGCTTACCGGATAAAAATATCCATCTTGCTCAAAGTATATTTGTGGGCTATCAATTAACTCATTGAGCCAATTATAGTCCTCATCCGTTGGCGCATTCATTGTAAGCTTATACGCATGATCACTTTTATTCAAGTAATTAATCTTACTGCTTACATATTTGTTATTGGCATCATAGTAACTCACCGAGCTTGCGCCTAATGAGTAATCACGCTTTTCAAAGCCTTTCCTTGATACATCCATTGTAAGCCTTGAAGCCAAATCAAATCTTGCCGTGTCAAACACCCCCAGGTGATTCATAAAGTGCAAGTTGTAGCATGTGTACTTTGGATTACATTCCATCGTAACGGTTATTACACTCGTTCCAATTGTAACCGTGTAATATTTGCAAGCACTTGTTATAATAGTCGTTGGATTGTTTAAAGCCGGTGCGCCAATGTTTAATTGACCAAATGCCTTTGATGATCCAAAGCTAAATGCCGTTGTTGCTATTAATGTATTGGTGCCATCAAATGTCGATACAGTTATACCGCTGACATCCTTGCACCCCATATAAATATTATCGGTAAGTGATGCAGTTATTTTATTTGGTCTATTTGTAAATGCTTTGCCATTGTAAATTGAGATATCGCTCACCTTTCTTTTAAATAATGGCGCGGTCCAATTATATGCGGTCACCGTTCCACTTGCCAAGTTTAATGTAGTTGCCCCCGATACTTCCTCACCTATTTGATAAGTATAACTTTGCGCTACTTGTCCGCTTACATTAGGCTCACACATCAATACACTATTGCTAGGTGTCAACCATTCGTATGTCATAGTATTTCGGACAATTGGCCCCGCATCAAAATATCCTCGGCCATTAGATGGCTCCGGATATAATTTAACCCTTACTTGTTGCACCCCTTCGACAAGGATATCCATCACATACTTAAAAGTAGTTTGTCCGCTTGCGCTACTATTGAACACATGCCAAAGCGTATCTTGCACGCTTGGTGATCCGCTAGGATATCCTAGATTACTTATTGCCATCTCTTAACTTTATATTTTCAAATGTTATAATAATACCACTCTCAACCGCCTCAAACATCTTAACCTCAAAATCCTCAAATGTCTTATTGAATGCATCGGTGAAATAATTGGTTGACTTGATACCGAATCTCTTAATCAAATACCCAAGTGTTGCAACCTGGGTGTCAATCAATGTCTTTTTGCCGGCAAACCTCAATCCTTTCCTTTCCCCTCCCTTTCCTAGCGCTTTGTCATTCATTACGCTTGTAATCTTTGCCTTACCACTTTGTATGTACTTTTTTAAAGAGTCCTTCATTGATTGTGGAACTCCGTAATTTCGATACCTATATGGTGACTTCGGCGCATTGGTTGTTGACTTAACACCCTTTACCCCTTCATTTGGGAAATCATAATAATCAATCATCTTCAACCTAAAAATTATTGATCCGTTTCCTTCAACAATTTCCGGAACCATATTTTTAAGCAAATCCCCCGAACTTACAACCTTTTTGTTATTAGCAAAGTAGCTAATATTTTTTAGGAACTCTTCCGCATATTGTTCAAATACACCATTAACAACACTAAATTCGGTTATGTCATCCCCTCCGAAATCAAACCCACTAGCGAGTGCCTCATTTTGTGCTTTCCTTATATTGATACTCATCTAGTTGCTTTTTACTTTTTAAATACGACAAATCATTTAAGAACTGAATCACCGGTAAATCATAAACCGCATCAAGTGGAATGCCTTCAAACTCGCTTACCTCTTTTGCGTTGTATATCCATCCGAAACGACTTGAGAAATCTTCCTCAATTGTTGGAGTCGCTTTTTGTTCCCCTTCCTCAAATTCATTTGCGCTACCAAATAATCCATTGTATTGATTGTTGAATTCTGCGATAATAGATAAAAAAAAACCATTGCATGGTAACCATGTCTATAATCGGCCTTTTTCATATCATCCGCATACTCCTCATGCTTCAATACATTAAACTCATCCTTTACATATCTCATCTTCCACCAACTCCAATGCATCGGAGTACAAATGCTCGCCAGGATATTATGCATGTTCATAATAGGATCATCCTTGCTAAATGTCAAAACCTCAATATATCTTCCTGTATTAAAAGGATTCTTAATATCAAAGTTTAAGTGATACACTTTTGTACCACATGCAATCATTTGCCTTGGAGGTCTATTCATCTCATCTTCAACCTTCAAATCAAATGTTACCTTTAAATCCTCACATATCTTGCCAAACTTTTTTAAAGGCATACTCTCAACATAATCAACCGACTTGCCTAATAAGATTTGGACCAAGTTGCTAGCTTTGTCTATTTCATCCATCTCCATTGTAGCAATGGAGTGAAGCTTTTGGAATTTGTCTATTGTTAGTTTCATTCTATTATAAATATACTTTTTATATTACATGGTACTTACCAACCAATTTGTAGTCATTACGGCATTTATTTGCAAGTGCCAGGGCAATCACGCAATCATCATGAAACCCTTGAGGCGCTGAATACCTCACACCGGTTGGAGTGAATTTGTATTCAAACACTTCAAGTTCATGCTTGATAAAGCCATCGGGATAAGATATTGATTTGGTTTGGATGGCATTGCTTAACCCCTCCAATAATTGTTGCTTGCTTACACTCGTAAACTTAAAGCCATGCATTTGGCTAAACTTTTTTTGAAGGTCCTCAACGATGGCATCGCCAACTCCTGTACTATCAATTACTATTGGGATATTAGATGGCAATCTTAAAATTGTCTCTTTTGTCTGCATCCAATCTTTTTGGAACCGATCAAAGTGAACGACATTGCCTAACTTATCCATCCCGATGATAACAGTCCAATCCACCGATTTAGCAAGGTCAATTCCGTAATAAGCAGCCACACCGGTTGAAGTTTTAGTACATGCATAAATAAAGTCGGAGCCAAATGGATTGGCTGCATTCTCCATCGGATCGGCCATGTACTCTTGTTTGAATACAACCGCCGGAAGCTGCGCCTTTGCCGAGTCAATCTCCGATGCATCCATGAAAGGATTATCATATGTAGTAAATTTGAAGCTTTGCCAATCCGGCTCACCGCCCCTCATAAATAAACTATAAAAGTAATTTTTGCCTCTTGGTGTGCTTAAAAATATTGCCTTGCCCTTAAAATCAGTTAGCGTTGGCCTTATGCTATTATTCCATCCTTCCTCAAGATTGGCGATATATGATGCCTCATCAATGATAACCAGGTGATACTTTGTTCCTCTCATTGCATCAAGCCTTTCACCGGTAAAAAACCTTATTGATCCTCCCGTAATAAAATCCATCAATAGGTCGGTCTCATTCTTTTTATAAACTTTATCCGGCAATATCTTGCATATCTCTTTAAAAAACATCTTACCCAACTGATAAGTCGGAGTGATATATGCAACATGTTGCCGCTTTAATGCTGATTCAATTGCTATGGTTTGAGAGATAACCGACTTACCAAACCTTCGGCCGGCCATCATTACTTTAAACCTGGCATCCGATTGAATGACCTCTAATTGTTTGAGATGTGGCTTTGGGAGTTTAATCTCAAGATTCATACTTGATTGTAATGGTGTCGATGTTTGTATTTTCAGTCATTGCCTTATCAGTCATGCCGAGGGCATTCTTTGCATAAAATATCGCCTTGCCTTCGTTCGCTACTATGTCAACTGCCAATGATTTAAACATCGCAACGATATGCGTAACCAATTCGTAATAAGGATGAGTCGGATCTTGCCTAATGGTCCAAAGTTGCATCCTATGGTAAAACTCTTTATTGTGTCTGCGCAACCAATGATCTAGGAAATAATCTATTGTTGGCACATAACGATCCCTAATCTCAACTATCTTACCGCTACCGGTTGCCACCTCTTTTTTACCTAGCATACAATTATCACAATATGCATATGCCAAATTAAGCATTTCATCTTTATCAATATCCTTAAACTTCCTTGTTGTGTGTTCTCTTACCATGTTTTATGTTTTTAGTTCCGTTTCTATATGAGTTTATGTCATGCTCATGCGCGGCCCAATTCTTATTAATTATCTCGGCCTTATCCCATCCGTACTCATCGCCTGTTGCGTGAGTTCCTAAATGCTCTGCCATGCAGTCCATCACATAGTAAGTATTAAAATTCGCTATGTGGGATCGCTCGCAGTAATCCAAATCAATTGGCCCATAAGGGAACATCGCCTCATTAAAGTAACCAATTGCATTAACAAGCTTTATGTCAACCAACCAATTGGATATGATATGCTCACTCCTAATTCCTTTCTTTACTTCTCCCAGGCTTGAGGCCACTATTCCGGCAAATGGGTAAGTTTGGATGGCTTCAAGTTTCTTTGCCAACCAATTGTCCGGCTCAATGATATCATTAGCAAGGTAACCAATATAGTCGTAGTTATCAATTATAGCAATATCTAGGCCATCATTTAACGCGTTGGCAATACCTTCTCGGTTTACCTCAAGGTAGGTAAATTCGTGTCCCGCACGCTTTAAATTGGATTCAATGACATCCTTCGGCCTATTGCCATAAGTTAAGCCACATATTAGTATTTTCATACAACAACATTTTATTATTTTTATCCGCAGTTATCCGCAAATATACTTAATCATGTCCGAAGTTTCCATCATAAGTGGTCATTAATGACACTAATGGTGGCAATATGCGCCATATAATGCACTTTATGATGTGCGTTTATCAATCAAGCTTGAGCCGATTATCAATCATTACCGGCTCATTGAGTAAAATTACTCACTCTATTGAGTAAAGTAAAATAGTAAAGTTATTGTTTTACTTTACTACCTATTAAGTAAAATAATAGCTTTACTTTTAACTATCCGGAAATATCGGACTGTTCCAAATTGGAACAAACCCCTGTTCACTTATTTTATCAGTTCACGATTCGTGAACAACCGAAATAAATGAACATTATCAAAACTTGCATAGTTTACATTTTTTGATAATAGGGTAGTATTATTACTACTTTGCGCCCATTTATATTCATTTGCACCCATTTGTAACAAATTTTAATTTATATATGTTACAACATATAACCGAATTGCCCCTCACTTTGTCACATATTTATATAAATTGGTGACACTAATTCGGAAATTGGCAGCGTTTCACTTCCGAATATGTCAACTTTTACGCACCAAAAACTAGAAACATATTTCTAATTTGTAAACTATTGCATGAATATTTTGTAAAATTCATGCAGATAAGAACTATATTTCTAATTATGGATTTCGATAAATAGCATTATCCCCTATCTCTTTTGCCGGATTGCCCCCATACTTTTTGAAAGCTTGAGTGATTAGTTTCTTTGTCACCACCGCACCCATCCCAATCATGCACCCGATGGCAATGTCTTGCTTTTGATGGATCACCGCATTAAGTCCAAGATTACATTTGTACCTCACAATGGTATGTCCTCCAACCTTTACACCACATGAGATGGTCACCTTGCTATGAATAAAGCAATCATGTCCGACATGACTATGCTTAAGCATCCACACATCATCACCAATAAATGTCGGTTGATCTCCTGTACTTGCATCAATAGTCACATGTCCGGTAAGTACTACATTGTCACCAATGGAGACACTACCAGGCTCCCGATTCCAAAACTCTTTATGCTCGGCCGTGTAACCGATAATACAATAAGGACCAATATAACAGTTCTCGCCTATGCTTACATTAGGCCCGATCAACGCCGTTGGATGGATGTAACTCATCTTTAAATTGTTTATATGTTAACACTAAAAATTCACATACGCATGCATCACACCTACGATTGTAATCGTAGTGTGGTATCTTTAATTTAATCACGCTCAATAACTCATCCT